GGAATACCGGAGGACATGATCACCAAGCTGTGGGGCATGGGTGAGATCGTGCGGATCGAACACCTACGGGAACACAATTATTATAGTGGGATAGACCACGGCCAGGACTACACCGGCCTGGCGAATTATCTTTTTGACCACTGGACCCCGGAACAGGGCGGCCACCGCTGGAAAAAGGCCGGAAAGCTGGACAAGCCGGATCGGGAGCCGTCCACCGAGGTCAAGCGCAACTATACAGAGAACAAACCGCCCCGCCCGCCAAAGGGCTACATACTGGTGGAGAGCAAGGCCACAAAATACGGCTACCTATATTATAAGTATGTACGGCAGCCGGAGCCGCCCAAAAAGGCACGGCGGAAAAAGGCGGGATCGGGCTGAATGTAAGTTCAGCTTTTTATGGCCTTGTAAATGTGTAAAGTTTGGGGACGAACCAGACGCCCCCGGAAAACAGAAAGGAGATCGCACAATGAACAAGACGAAAATAGACTGGGCCACCATGTCATGGAACCCGCTGACCGGGTGCCGCCATGGGTGCCCCTACTGCTACGCCAGGCGGACCGCCCACCGTTTCGACAAGGGGCTGGAGGATCCCGCCCCGCTGCCTGGTGGCCTCCATGTTCTGGAGAAGAAGATCAAAGCCACCCCCTACCCCTACGGTTTCGAGCCTACCCTGCACCGCTACCGCCTGAACCAGCCGGAGCGCGTGGAGGAGCCGCAGACCGTTTTTGTGTGTTCCATGGCGGACCTTTTCGGGAAGTGGGTGCCAACGTCCTGGATCGCCCAAGTGATCGACGCCTGCCTGCGGGCGCCGCAGCACCGTTACCTGTTCCTGACAAAGAACCCGGCCCGCTACCTGGAACTGGACCACCTGGCCCTCCTCCCCCATGGGGAAAATTTCTGGTACGGGTCCACGGTGGCCAACAGGGACGCGGCGGCCATGTACCCCATGCCCTGGGCGAACATCAACACGTTTTGGAGCATGGAGCCGCTGCTGGAGCCGGTGGCCATGGGGGAGGCGGAGGGCCTGCCCCAGTGGGTGATCCTGGGGGCTGAAACAGGCAGCCGCCGGGACAAGGTGATCCCCCGCCGGGAGTGGGTGGACCAGATCGCGGCATTTTGCGCGGAGAATGAGATCCCCGTGTTCTACAAGGGCAACCTGCGGGAGTATTTCCCGGACCTCCCCGCCTCCATGTTCCCGTGGGAGGTGTGAGCCGTGCGGGCGGTGCTTATGAGCATGAAACCGGAGTGGTGGGAGAAAATCTTGTCCGGGGAAAAGACGCTGGAGATCCGCAAGTCCGCCCCGCAAAGCAAGGACGGGCGGGCGTTCCGCTGGCCGTTGACCGTCCTGGTGTATGTGAGCGGGACCGGAGCGGTGCAAGGGAAATTTACCTGCTGGGGGTGGGTCAGAACCAACCTGCTGGAAATGCTGGTGGAGCGGTCCGGCGTTTCCATGGAGGCCCTGCGGGCCTACGCAAAAGGCGGGAGCCTTTACGGGTGGGTGATCCAGTCCCCGGAGAAATTCAACACCCCCAGCCCGCTGGCGGAGTTTGGGCTGAACCACCCGCCCATGTCGTGGCAGTATGTGGAGATCCCGAACGCGGCGGAGGTGTAGCTGGTGGCCATTGACGTGAAAGACCTGCCGCCAAAATATCAGGCCCAGGCGCTCCAGAAATACATGGCCCAGCAAAAGCGGCGGGGGCCTCCTCCATCCCCTGCCGCCGACGGGCCGCCAAAGGCCAGCAAATACCACAACAGCCCAACCGAGCGGATCACGCTGTCCGGGGCCGTCCTCCATTTCGACAGCCAAAAGGAAGCCAGGCGCTATGATCACCTGGCCGCGCTGGAGCGGGCGGGGCAAATTCGGGACCTGCGCCTGCAAGTGGATTTTACGCTGCAAGAGGCATACACAGACACCGAGGGCCGCAGGGTGCGGGCAATCCGGTACAGGGCGGATTTTACCTACCGCGTCCCGCCGTTTTGGGAGTTATCGGAGAACGCCCCGGAGGAACTGCGGAAAAAGTACGGGCCAATGGGGGCGCTGGTGGTGGAGGACGTGAAAAGCCGCCCAACGCGGACCAAGGAATATTTGCTAAAGCGAAAGCTGCTAAAGGACAAGCTGGGAATTGACATAACCGAGGTGTAACCATGGGCAGAAAGACAACGGGGGACAAACTGGAGCGGGAGGCGGTGAAACGCTACCTGCAGCAATATCACGCGGCCAAACAGAAAAAGCGGATTTTGGGGGAGCGCCGCCGCACACTATCCGCAGAACTGCGGGGGCCATCCACCGCCCCGGCGTTCCGGGCCACGCCATCCGCCAAGCCGGTACACCCGGACGGGGCGGGCGCCCTTGTCTTTCAGATCGCGGACGTGGAGGAGCGGATCGAGGCCCAGCAGGCGGAAATGGCCAGGGCCGTCCAGAATGTCATGGACTTAATAGACCTACTGCCAATGGGGTCCATGGAGCGGACTGTGGTGGAAATGCGGCATATAGACAGCCGGAAGTGGGAGCGGATCGCCAGTGAGGTACACATGAGCCGGTCCCGCGTGATTGATTACTACAACGCCGCCCTGGACGCCCTGGCCGCCAATGAGAAAAGCGGGGAGATCATAGGCGTGGCTGGAGCGCAGGGAAAGCCAACCGCAAAAAAGAATGGCAAGGCGTAAAAGTTCGGACGTTATCGGACGTTTTGGTGTGCTATATTGATAGCATGAAAAGCCGCAAGGAATACAGGGGCCGCCAGGGGACAGAAACCTGGTGGCCCCGCCGCTTTTCACTCCATGGGTGCGGAGGGTGTGCGGCGGGGGCTTTATCCTTTCACCCCGCCACCATCCATGGGCATGGTGGGAGGCCGGACCGCAGGCCAGCAGGCCCGTGAGATCGGCGGCCACCCCCGGCGCGGGTCCTTCCTGGGCCTAAAACCAACGCGGGGCAAGGAGAGCCCGGTATTTTTGCCCATGAAACAAAAAATTTTTGGGCCTGTTACGTTACGCATAGCAAAAACGCCGCCGGAATTTATCCCCCCTAAAGGGGGGGATAACCGAGCGGGCCGGAGCGGGTCAAAATGCGAAACGGACGCGGGAAGAAAAAACGAAACCGGCGGACCTCCACCGCCGGGGCGGGAAAGGGGGCCGCCTCCAGTGGCGGAGCAGAAGAAAACAGCCGCGAAAAAGGCGGCGCCGAAAAAGCCGAAAGCGGAAAAGCCGGCGGTCCTGACCGGGACCGTGCCGGAGTGGTCCAGCACGGGAGTGATCGCCCAAATGCTGGGCTTTAAGGGGTGCCGCAGGGTCCAGCAGCTGACCCAGGACGGGGTGCTGGAAACCGAGATCCCGCCCGGCGGCGGGGCGCGGAAATACCGGACCTGCGAAACGATCCAGCGGTATATTGCCCACATCGAGCAAAAGGCCCAGGAAACCGGGGAGCGGGGCCGGGCGGAGGAATTGGCCCTGAAAAAGCTGGAGGCAGAGGTGGAACTGAAAGAAAGCCAGGGGCAGCTCCACAAGCTGAAAACGGCCATAGCAGAGGGGAAATACATACCGGCGGACCAGGCGGCGGAGGAACTGGCGGAGTTTATGGCCATGTTCAAAAAGTTTGCCATGAATATCCCGCCCCGCACGGTGGGCACCATGGCCGGTTATGCGGACGCGCTGACCATACGGACCATGGAAAAGGCAATGAGGAAAGAACTTGAAACCATGCTGACAGCATTTTCGGACGCCGCTATGGAACAGCGCCAGGAGGAAACATGAAACGGCGGCAAAAAATAAAGCCCTACACGGTGCCAAGCTGGATATATCGGGCCATTCAAGTCCTGCGCCCGACGGAGCGGCTGACCGTTTCCCAGTGGGCGGAAAAAAAGCGGACCCTGACCGGCGGAGCCATGCCGGGGCCGTGGCGCAACAGCGTGACCCCCTACCTGGTGGAGATCATGGACGCATTTTCTGACGACGTGATCGAGGAAATTATATTCGTCAAGCCCACCCAGGTGGGCGGCACCACAGCCATGGAAAACATGATCGGCACCCTGGTGGACCAGGAACCGGCCCCCACCATGGTGGTCTATCCATCGGACGACCTGGCGGAAACAACGGCGGAAACCCGCCTGGTGCCCATGTTCAAAGCCTGCCCGGATATAGCGGGCAAGTTCCGGGAAACGGAAAGCAAAAAATTACAGCTGAAATTCCGGGATATGTTTCTATACCTGACCGGCGCAAACAGCCCGGCGGACCTATCCAGCAAGCCGATCCGAAACCTATTTCTGGATGAAGTGGACAAGTTCCCAGGTGCGTCAAAGCGGGAGGCGGACCCCGTTTCCCTGGCCAGGGAGCGAACAAAGACGTTTTTCAACAGAAAAATTTTCATGGCCTCCACACCGACACTGAAAAGCGGCCATATATGGCGGGCGCTGGAACGGGCGGACATGGAAAAACACTATTTCGTCCCCTGCCCCCATTGTGGGGAGTACATAGAACTGAAATTTGCACAAATCAAGTGGCCCAGCAAGGACGACGTGCCGGACAACGCGGAGCGGGCGGAAATGGCGTTCTATGTGTGCCAGGCGTGTGGGGGCGTGATCACAGACCAGGACAAGGGGAAAATGCTGGAGGCCGGACAGTGGCGGCCAGTACGGCAGCGGGGCGGGACCGCCAAAAGTGTGGCGTTCTGGATGAATACGCTATACTCCCCCTTTACCCGCTTTTCCGATATAGCGCGGGAGTTCATGCGGAGCAAGGACGACCCGGAACTACTGCAGAACTTCACCAACAGCTGGCTGGCGGAGCCGTGGGAGGACACGGCCCTGAAAACCAACGCGGATCTGGTCATGGAGCGACAGACCGAGGTGCCCGCCTGGGAACTGCCAGAGTGGACCAAGCTGCTGACCGGCGGGATCGACGTGCAGGAGAATTGTCTGTACTGGACGATCCGGGCCTGGGGCGATTTTATGACCAGCCAAAACGTGGCCCACGGCCAGGCCCTTTCTATGGTGGAGGTGGAGCGGGTTATGAATACCGCTTTTTCCCTGCCGTCTGGCGAAAAAATGATGGTGGAATTGGCCTTGATGGACAGCGGCGACCAGACCGACGCGGTTTATGAGTTCTGCCTGATCAATGCGGAATGGGTGCGGCCCTGCAAGGGCGTCCCCACTATGCAGGGACATTACAGAATTTCCACCGTGGACAAGGCGGGGAGCCGCGCCAACGGTATGCAGCTGGTTCTGGTGGACGGCGGAAAATACAAGGACATGATCGCCGCCAGAATGAGGCGGCCAAACGGGCGCGGATCCTGGATGGTACATAAAGACTGCGACCTGGAATATGCAGAACAGGTCACGGCGGAGCATAAGATCACGGAACGGTCCAAGGGCAAGGTGGTCCAGCGGTGGGAACTGAAAACGTCCCACGCGGCCAACCATTACCTGGACTGTGAAGTGTACGCGGCGGCAGCGGCGGACGTGCTGGAGGTCCGATCCCTGTTTCTCCAGAACCAGGAGGGTGCGGAGAAACCGCAGGAAAAGGTGGACCAGCCGCCCCGGCAGGAACCCGCGCCGGAGGAAAACTGGATCCGCAAACATGAAGAATGGATTTAACCGGAGGCAACCATGGACGAAACGAAAATGACGGCGGCGGAAATGCTGGCCCAAGTCAATACCGCCATCACCACCGTGCTATGTGGCGGCCAGTCCTACAAGATCGGCAGCCGGTCCCTGACCCGTGCGGACCTGGCCATGTTGAAGTCCATGCGGGACGACCTGGAGGCACAGCTGGCCAATGAGGAAAGCGGCAGCCTGCTGGGCCGGACTTATGTGGCATTTTTTGACGGGAGGTGATCGGCATGGGCTGGCTTGATAATGTGATCGCCACCGTGTCCCCGCGCCGGGCCTACGAGCGGGAAATGTGGCGGCAAGGGCTGGATGAACTGCGAGGCTATGACGCCGCAGGGCATGGCCGGATAAATTCCGGGTGGCGGGCCGTGAATGAAAGTGCAGAAATTACGGACCGTTACAGCCGGGACGTGGTGCGGGCACGGGCGCGGGACCTGGAGCGAAACAGCGATATAGCCCAGTCTGTTATTTACGCCTACAAGCGCAACGTGGTGGGCAAGGGCTACACCCTGCGGGCCATGACTGGCAGCGACGAACTGGACAAGCGGATCGAAAAGGCGTGGAAACGCTGGTGCAAAGCCCGCAACTGCGACGTGACCGGGGAACAGTCTTTCAATGAAATTCTGCGAATGATGGTGGAGCGGAAAAAGGTGGACGGCGGCATGATCGTCCTGTACCGCTACACACCCGGCGGTGTGGTCCCGTTCAAACTTCAATGCCTGGAAGTGGACGAACTGGACAAGACCCAGGCAACGCCACGCCACAAGGGCAACAGGGTGGTGGGCGGTATTGAGTATAACCAATACCGCCGCCCGGTGGGCTACTGGATCCGCCAATATGACATAGAGGGCTGGCAGTTGGCGGAGCCTGCATACATCGAGGCCAAAGACGTGTTTTTCTACAAGAGTAAACACCGGCCCAGCCAACTGCGGGAAATGTCCGATATGTCCCCCACCATAACCAGAGTGCGGGACACAAACGAATTTATCAACGCTGTAAGCGTAAGGGAGCGGATCGCGGCCTGTCTGGCGGTGCTGATCAAAAAGACGTTGCCAACCGGCGGGACCGGGCGGAGCAGCTGGAGCAACAAGGGCGGCCAAGTGGACTATGCGGGAAAGCGCCTTTCCCCCGGCATGATGATGGAAATGGGGCCGGGCGACGACGCACAGATCATTGACCCCAAAGGGGCGGCAACCGACGCCACCGCGTTCCTGAAAACACAGCAGGGATTGATCGGCGCAGGCCAGGGCCTTTCTTATGAGGCGGTAAGCCGCGACATGAGCGGGGCCACCTATTCGTCCGCCAGGCAAAACGCGCTGGAGGATGAAAACACATACACGGAGGAGATCGAACTTTTAACCACGTTCATGTCCGAGGTGTATGAAAACTTTGTTATTTCCGGGGTTTTGTCCGGCCTGTTTCAAATGCCGGGTTTTTGGGACCGTAAAGAGGAGTTCCTGGATCATACATGGGTCAAGACGCCGAAAAAGTGGATCGACCCGGCAAAAGAGGCAAACGCGGACAAAATCGCCCTGCAAAGTGGTCAAAAGACTTTCCAGGACCTCCAGGCGGAAAAGGGCAAAGACTGGAAAGACGCCGTGGACGAACTGGCGGAGGTCCTGGAGTACGGCAGGAAAAAAGGGATCGATATGGGAGGTGTGATTTTTGGAACTGGAGCGACAGCGGCCCGGCAGGGCGGACCCGGAGCGGGACAAAAACCGGGGGACCCGGAGCATGGGGGAGATCCTGGCCAGGGAGGCAAACAGCCCGCCGGAGGCGGAGAACAGCCGCAGACGGACAATTAGCTTTTCCAGCGAGGAGCCATACCGGCGCTATTTTGGCATGGAGATTCTGGACCATGCCGGGGGCGCGGTGGACCTGTCCCGCCTGAACACGGTGGGCGTGGTCCTGTTCAACCACGACCCGGACAAAGTGGTGGGCAAGGTGATCCGGGCATGGGTGGAGAACAACCGGGGCATGGCAGAAATCGAGTTCGACAGCGACGACGACGCGGAAAAGATTTTCGGCAAGGTCAAGACCGGGACCCTGAAAACCACGTCCGTGCGCTACGCTGTGGACGCCTGGGAGGAGGTCAAGGCCGGGGCCGTGTCTGCGGACGGGCGTTTCACTGGCCCCTGCATGATCGCCCGGAAATGGACGCCGCTGGAGGTTTCTGTGGCGTCTGTGCCGGCGGACGCCACCGTGGGCGTGGGGCGGTCCAATGCTGACCCGCCGGACCTGTCCATGTATGAACGGCAAATTCAGATCAACAAGAACAAAATGGAGGTAAGAGCATGAAAAACAAAGCAAAGTGGATCAAGCGGCAGCAGGAGATCGTGGACGCCGCCCGCGCCGCCGGGCAGGGCCTGACGGCGGAGGAGCAGGCGGAGTTTGACGCGCTCCAGCGCCAGATCGACGCGGAGCCGGACGACAACGGCGGCGGCGGTGAGCCTGCCGGCGGCCAGCGCAGCGTGGGCGGACAGGACCCCGTGAACACCCCCACCCCTCCCCCTGCCGGGACGCCCAGCGCCACCGGAGAGGAGAACGCCCAGCGGGCCGTGGCGGAGGAGCGCCAGCGGATCGGTGACATTCTGGCCCTGTGCCGCCAGACCGGAATGGACCCGGCGGAGTATATCCGCAGCGGGGCCACCATGGACGCCGTGCGGGCCGCCGCTGTGGACCACATGATCCAGCATGGCGCCCCGGTGGTAGTGGGTGCCAGGGACAGCGGAATGGACAATTTCCGGGACGCGGCCAGAGACGCCATGCTGATCCAGGCGGGCGTGGAACTGGACAAGCCCGCCCAGGGCGCGGAGGATATGCGGGGTATGTCCATGCGGGATATGCTGATCGAGTGCATGGCCCGCAGCGGTGAGGGAACCGTAACGGAACTTTTGCGCCGGTCCCGTGCTGACCTGTGGGACACGGCGGTAAAGCAGTTCTTTAGTTCCACGGCGGACTTCCCCGCCATCATGGACAACGCCATCAAAAAGGCCATTGTCCAGCAGTATGACCTTGTGCCGGCCACCTTTGAGGAATGGACCAGCAAGGGGACCCTGCCGGACTTCAAGGCCAGCAAGGATCATGAGTATGTCATGGGCGGCGGAGACTTCCAGAAAGTGACCGAGGGCGGGGAGATCAAGGCCAGCACCCTGGAAACGGACCTGCTGCCCACCCGCAAGCTGGACACCTACGCCACCCAGTTCAGTATGACCCGCGAGGCGTTCATCAATGACGACATTGGTTTCCTGGCCAATATGCCGAAACAGTACACCCGTAAGGCCAAGCAGAAGATCAACCGCCAGGTATATGAGCGGATCTATAAGAACCCCGCAATTTTCGACGGCGCCCCACTGTTCGACGAGGCCCACAAGAACCTGATCGCCACGGGCAGCGCCCCCAGTATTGCGGTGCTGATGAAAATGATTGAAATGATGGGACTGCAGACGGACCAGTTTGGCGAAAGCATTATGGTGGAGCCTGCCACCATCATTGTGCCTGTGGGCTACGGCATGAAAGTGGAGCAGATCCTGGGCACGGCGCAGATCGACGTGGAGGGGATCGGCAGCCACACCGTAAACGTGCTGAATACCAAGTACAGGAACAAGATCAAAGTGGTACAGGAGGCCGTCCTGAATATCCTGTCCGCTGGTGCCGCCTGCCCCTGGTTTATGGCGGCAGATCCCAGGCTGGTGAAGTCCGTACAGGTGGACTATCTGAACGGAACCACCGCCCCCAGTTTCCGGCGGTCCGAAAAGGCCGGCTATTTGGGCTATCTGTGGGACATTTGGCTGGACTGGGGGATCAATGACGCGGATTTCCGGGGGATCCTGCGTAACAACGGTGTGCCCATGGGGCAGTAAGGAGGAACAGAACATGAAAGCGACCTATTACCAGAGAGGCGAAACCCTGGACTATTTCCCCACCGAGAACGTGGAAAACGGCGCGGTGGTGAGCCTGGGCACCAGGATCGGGGTAGCCGCCGCGCCTATCAGCGCCGGAGAACAGGGAGCCGTCCATGTTGTGGGCGTGTTCGCCATGGCCAAGGCCAACACCGAGGAGATCAAGCAGGGGGCCGCCGTCTACTATGACGCGGCGGCGGAGGCCATCACCACCACGGCGGACGGGAACACCCCCGCCGGCTATGCGGCGGCGGACGCCGTCACCACCGCCACCAGTGTGCTGGTCAAGCTGCTGGGCTGATCGGAGGGCTGGAGCATGAAAAAACTGATTGCCCAGCGCCCGATCCAGTACATGGGCCGGACCTATGAACGCGGGGAGGCCATCCCCGCCCAGGATCCCAAAATGGTGGCGGCCTGGCTGAAAGCCAACAGCGCGGCGTGGACGGGCACGGACGTGGAGGACGCGGCCCGCGCCGCCATCCGGGAGGCCGCCCGGCGCTCCAGGGTGAACGACCAGGCGGCGGAGGCCATCCGGGCCATGGGCGTGACCATCGAGGACACCGCCGGGGAGTTTGTGGGCGCCTCCAGCATGGAGGAACAGATCCGCGCCCTGTTCGCCCCTGGGGGCCTCCAGAACGGCGGCGGCACCGGGGAGGGGCAGGACCACGGCGACGGTGGAAACGCCGCCCAGGGTGGCCAGAACGCGCCGGGAGAGGGTGAAAACGGCCAGGGCGGCGGAGCGCCCGCCATGCTGACCGGCCACCTGGACGCGGCAAAGCTGGAGCGCATGAAAAAGGAGGACCTGCTGGACCTGGCGGCAAAGCTGGGCGTGGACGTTTCGGCGGCCAAGAACCAGCAAGAGCGGGCGCAGCTGATCGCGGCGGCGGAGGTACAGGCCCACGCCACTGACCCCGAAAACGGCGGGGGTGCCCTGTAATGGGCGCCCCCAGCTTTAAGGAGTGTATCGCGGCGGACGTGCCCAATGTCTTTTTGAACCGTTTGGAGTTTGCGGACACCCACACCGTCAACGGCAAAAAAATGGCGGTGCTGGTGGATGAAAACGAACTGCTGGAGCGGGACAAAGGGAAATTGGGCGTACAACAGACCGGCCTTTATAAATCCCGCCGCTTGATCTATGTGGCCCGGTCCGACTTTGGGCCGCGCCCGGCTATTGGGGCAGTTCTGACACTGGACCGCCAGCAATACAGGATCGTGGACTGCAAAGAGGAGGCCGGGATTTTTTCCATTGAATTGGGGGTGCCAAAATCGTGAGCGAACATCAAAATATTTTGCAGATCGACACAGACGCAGAACTGCAAAAAATTATTCGCCAGCTGGACAGCATACCAGATCAATTAAAAGCCCCCAGTGTGTTGGCGTCCGCACTGAACGCAACGGCCAATGAAATGAAGCGGACAATGGGAAAGAAAGCCCGGAAACGATACGCCATCACAGACGACAGGATCCTGAAAGAAAAAAAGCGGGGCGGTATGTTCCTGGAGCGGGCCACGGGGGGCACACTGGAGGCCGGCCTGTTATCCAAAGGGACTATGGTGGACGTTATGGCCTATATGACGCGCAGGAACACGAAAACAACGGCGGCCATGCTGAAAGTCCTGAACGAAAGCCAGTTGACGGCGCTGGAGGTTGATGGGCGAAAAGCGTTTGAAACCACGTTCAAAAGCGGACACACCGCTATTGTGCAACGTCGAGGCAAGGAACGCCTACCGGTAAAAAAACTGCTGGCCCCGGCGGTCCCGTTCCTCTATGGGAAAAGCTATGAGGAGGCGGAAATGGACTATTACGCCATCCTGCAAAAGCATATTCAGAGACAAGTGGAGCGGACACTGGAACGCAGGGCGGCATAAAAAAGCGGCCCCGGAGGGCCGCAAGTGCGGTTTAATTAGTCGCTGTAATTTTGCCGTCCTGCATAGCTGTAATTTGAATGTCAGCTATCCGGCTATCGCCAAGACTATTCACAAGGGCCTCCAAGGTTTCAATATCGGCAGCATTGTCTGTCAGCAAAGAAACAGAATAGCCGGGGCCATCCTCCATAAAGTCAACCGTACAGGAATAAAAACCGCCATATTGATTATCCAGTAGATTTTCAACACCGTCCTGAATTTCATACAGTTCTTCAAAAGAAACGTACTTATAGCCAATAGGAGTATCGTCTGCCCAGGTTTCCGGCATAACGGCACCAACTTTGTCCGAAAAAGTGGCGGTTTTAATGTCAATCATACCGTAATCAATTTGGACGAACCAAGCGCCGGGCGTGACGTGGAGACCGGAGCCATCATCAAGGACAATCCCAACCCAATTTAAGCCGCTACCGTCGCATTTGTTTTGACAAAATTCTGTAAGCTGTTCGCCGGTCACGGTGGCCATGTCGGTTTTTGAAATCTCGATATAGCCCCATTCCCCGATTTTTTCAGTGCCAAAACCATTCATTACATCGGCAATATGTAGTTCCGTCTCCATGAGCGGGTTTACAGCGGTAGGCGCGGGGGTATCAGGCGGCGTGGAGTTGTCCGGGGTGGAGGTATTCGGCGGTTGATCACTATTTCCCTTTTGATCTACGCTATTTCCGCCTAAATAGGAAATAGCGCCAAGGATAAGGACAACCGCCAGAATGATGGGCCACTTTTTCCGTTTGGGTTTTCCATTTTCGCTCTTTTTCATTTTCGTTTTCCTTTCTTCGCTGGATATACCAGCGATATGCTGATTATTTCCACAAAATGATTATAAGCGGCAAAAAGTCACAAGTCAAGAGGCCGCAGAAAGGATTGGGGATTTTATGACTGAATACAGCAATATTTACCGCAGCGAGGACGGAACTGAGGTGGAGATCAAGATGAAAACCGGGTGCAAGACCGCTAACGATATGCGGAAATCTTTAGGGTTTATGGCCCAATGTTCCCACCAATTCTATCTGGAGGCGGCGGAAAAGTTCAGGGAGGAAACCGGGACGTGACACAAGAATTTTTGCAGGACGCCGTGGTGGCGGACCTGGAACAGCTTTTCCAGGGGGAAACCCTGAAAAATTCCGCAGGTGAGGAGCGGCGGATCCGGGTATACCCCCAGGACCTGCCGATCCGAGCGGGGGCGGACATTGAACCGGACCCGGAACCCGTGGAGGAGGACCCGGAGGAGGAACAGCTGGAGGACCAGCCCACGGCGGAAACCGAGCCGGAGGACGTGCCGGAGCCTTATGTGATCGTCCGGGTGCCTGGCGGGGAACTGCCGGCCCAGGACACCCGCCAGCAGGTGGAGGTCATTCTGGTGGTGTGCGTCTATGACCCGGATCCGGGACGCCAGGGTTTCCGGGACGCGCTCCACATCGTCAACACCATTATGACCCACTACGGCAAAAACGGCATAGTGGGCCGGCGGTATGAGGTGCAATACCCCATAAAGTGGGTGACACAAGAGGAGGACACCCACCCCTATTATTTCGCCGGTGTGGCGCTGAACCTGGCCGCGCCGGCCATCTTCAAGGAGGTGCCAGAAACATGAGCAAAGACCCCAAAAAGACCGCCCAGGCCGCTGGCCCGGTGGTCTACTGCGGCCCCACCATCCCCGGCGTGGCCGTACAGTTCACGACCTACACCAACGGGGTGCCCACCGCGCTGGAGGAGGCCACAAAGGAAAACCCGGTCCTGGGCGGCCTGGTGGTCCCCCTGGAGCAGCTGCCGGAGGTCCGGCGCCAGTTCCACACCGGGGCCGGGCGCTATTACACCCTGTACCGCAAGGCCCAGGGGAACGGCTAAAGGAGGGAGAACAAAATGGCGTATTTTCACGGCGTATACAACAGCGAGATCGACACCAGCCTGACCGCCCCCATTCAGGGCAGCGCGGGCCTGCAGGTGATTTTCGGCACCGCCCCCATTCACCTGTCCAGAGATCCGGCGGCGGCGGTAAACAAGCCCATGCTGTGCTACTCTTTCGCGGAGTGCCAGCAGAATGTGGGGTATTCCGACAACTTCAAGGACTTTACCCTGTGCCAGAGCATTGACGCCTGTTTCCGCGTGTTCAATGTGGCGCCCATTATCCTGGTGAACGTGCTGGATCCCAGCAAGGCCAGCCACACCACCGTGAACGCGGCGGAGGACTGCCCCGTGGCGGACGGCCAGGTGGTTTATAAAAAGCCCTATGTCTTGCTGGACACCCTGGAGGTCAAGAACGGGGACGCCGCCCTGGTGGCGGAGAGTGACTATATTGCCGCCCACGACAATGACGGCAACGTGTTGATCACCATTCTGTCCCAGGCGGCCAAGGAGGCCCACACGCTGTCCGTGGCGTCCAAGAGCCTGAACCCCGCCGGTGTGACCCGTGCGGACGTGGTGGGCGGCGTGGACGCCCTGACGGGCCAGGAAACGGGCATGGAGCTGATCCGCCACATCTACCCCAAACTGGGCATGGTGCCGGGCCTGCTGCTGGCCCCCGGCTGGAGCGGGGACGCGGTGGTGGCGGCGGCGCTCCAGGCGAAAACCGAGGCCATCAACGGCGTTTTCGTCTGCAACTGTCTGCTGGATATTCCCACGGACGGGGAGAACGGGGCCGCCGTCTACACGGACGCCAAGGTGGCCAAGGAGAAAATGGG